CTCTTCCGATCTTCTCTGTGTTTCTTGCCGTTTACTCTGTTAAAAGCGGAAATACTTCTTCTTGTGGATGTCTGCACAATGAAAAAATTAGTAAATTAATGACAACTCACGGACTATCTAAAACATCTGCTTATCGAGTGGGTTTAAATAATGCGCGACGTGCTCAAAAAAGAGCTGCCCTACACACTTCAAATATTGAAAAAGTCTCTGCAGCTATGCTAAAAGAAATTCTTGCAGAGTACAATAATACCTGTTGGATTTGTGAAATTGAGCTAGTCGTAGTGCAGTGGGACCATGTGCATCCATTATCAAAGGGCGGTTCACATACACGCTCAAATTTACGTCCATCTTGCCAACCATGTAATAGTAGAAAAAGTGCTACGCACCCGTTTACTGATGAGATGAAAAGCAAGATTGCTGAAGCGGTACGAGCAACCCGTACCCCACAGGTTCTTCCTGTTCACGACGGAGAGGAGGTGTCTGACGTATGTCTTCCATAGACTTTTCTCCCCCAAGTTATAGAGCCGCATCTAGCGACTTAACAATCTCAATCAGTCCACTAGGGCTTGTTGAATTAGCTGACGAGGAGTTCGAAGTGCATGGTCCACGTCTAAATCGCTACAGTTTAAACTGGGCGATGTATTGACTTAGGGCATCATTATTCTTACCGCCGTCAAGTTGGCGAAACACAGATGGCAATTAATTATTTCCGCGCCTTTACTGACTTTGTACTTAATTTTACTTTTGGTAAAGGGGTCTCCTTCCGTTCCCCAAAAGAAACGGAAGCTATTGTTCCTGACTTGCTAGAGCGAGTATGGGAAGTAGACAACAATAAAGCCACAGTACTGTGGGAGATTGGTCAACAAGGCGGAGTATCAGGCGACTGCTTTATTAAAGTTGCTTATGAAGAAGGTTACAAAGACACAGCTGGTAGAACGCATCCTGGACGAGTTCGTATCCTTCCCCTGAACTCGTCTTTTGCATTTCCAGAGTTTCACCCCCATGACCGCGAGCGCTTGATTCGTTTTAAGCTTAAGTATCGTTTCTGGGGCACATCATTAGAAGGTACCCGTCAAGTGTTTACTTACACAGAAATTTTGACGGATGACATGATTGAGGAATATATCAATGATGAACTTATTGACTCGCGCCCTAATCCACTTGGCGTTATCCCTGTTATTCATATTCCGAATGTTCGTATTAGCGGTAGCCCTTGGGGGCTCAGCGATTGCAATGACATTATTAGTATCAATCGCACTTACAATGAGACTGCTACTGATATTGCCGACATTGTTAACTATCATGCTGCGCCAGTTACAGTCATCATTGGAGCGAAAGCTTCCCAACTCGAAAAGGGCGCCAATAAAGTATGGGGTGGTCTACCAAAAGATGCGAGAGTCGAAAATCTTGAGGGAGGCGCTCAAGGATTAAAGGGCGCAATGGACTTCTTGGCAATGCTCAAGAAATCTATGCACGAAATGATTGGTGTTCCAGAAACAGCTTTAGGGCAAGCACAACCGATATCTAATACTTCAGGTGTAGCCCTATCTATTCAGTTCCAACCTTTGATGAACCGTTACCATCAAAAGATTATTCAATACGCACACGGCTTAGAGCGAGTTAACGAACTCATCCTGCTTAGCCTTGCAGTAAAAGAACCAGAGACATTTATCTGGGACCCAACTACAGATGTGAAGTTAAAGAAGGGTCAAGTAGACCGTTTAGACCCTAATGACCCACTTACCTACCGTTCTTACGTACAGTTCCCACAACCACTGCCGTTAGATAAATTAATCGCCCTTAATGAAATTCAATCCTTACTGTCCCTTGGTCTTGAATCTAAAGAAGGTGCTCTACGAGTACTTGGTGAAGAGTTCCCAGCTGAAAAGCTCAATGAAATCCGTCAAGAACTTATGGACGATGCCACAGCAGATGGCGCACTTAAACTGCTACAAACTCAAATTGAACAGGAAATTATGGAACTTACGGGTTCTGCTCCTGGAATGGTGGGACAAGCAACACCTGGTGCACCTGGTGCACCTACGGGTGGAGAAGCTGCTCCTGCAGTACTACCGCCAACAATTGATGCTGCTTTACAAGCTGCAGATATGGGCGAAGCTGACTTGAGAAACAAGTTGGTAACTGAAGCTTATGGAACCATGTTGCCTCAGCGACGTGTACCAGAAGAGTACGAAAAATAAGTCGTTTAGGCTGAAATTTTTGCACTGTTAGAGAAAAATTAAATATGTAAGTCAACGTTAGGTCATTCGCGCTCTCACTTCGGACAACGACCCCTAGAACAAAAGGATGTAATTATGAGTACAGCAGAACAAATGGCTGATGCTTTTCAAGCAGAAGCTAGTACAGCTCCAGTAGTAAACGTGTCGGGTGTTGACGCACCTACTGTTACTGAAGAAGCACCAACACAAACTCAGAAGTTTTATACTGAAGAGGATTTAGCAAAAGTTCGCACACAGGAAAAAGATAAACTTTATCCAGTTGTAGAGCAGCTAAAAAATGAAGTTGCTTCACTAAAGAAAGACAAAGAAGAAAAGGCAGCTCGTAAAGCCGCAGAAGCTGATGCAAAAGCAGCAGAAAAAGCGGAAAAAGATAAAGCTAAGCTTATTGAGGATTTGGACGCCAAAGACTTAATCAAGCTAACTACTGACGAGCTGCGGGAGCAGTTGGAGCGTGAGCGCAGTGAGCGTGAACGAGCCTTCGCTCTTCTGGAGCAAGAACGTACATATGCTGAACTTCAGAACTACAAACAAAATTTAATAGAGCAAGAACGTGAAAACATTATTCCTGAATTAGTAGACCTTGTATCTGGTAATACTCCAGATGAAGTATCTGCAAGTTTGGAAAGTTTGAAAGCACGTTCTGCAAAAATTCTTGAATCGGCACAAGCAGCAATGCAAAATGCTAGAAAAGAAATGCGTGGTACGAGTGCAACTCTACCCGCAGCTGGACCACTGGAAACTAATATGGACTCACGTCAGTTTACGGCGCAAGATATTGCGTCAATGTCGATGAACGATTACGCCAAAGTGCGAGACAAATTAATGAGCGACGCAGCTCGCGGTAAGTCTCGCGGCTTACTCGGTTAACCCCCCAAATCCAATTACAATCAAGGAGTCAATTTAAATGGCATCAGGTATCACAGGTACAGGCAACTTAGCTGCCGCACCAACAGCCTACTCAGGCACAAATACCCAGCTGACTCAAGCTATTCAGACGATTTGGTCCAAGGAAATTCTTTTCCAGGCCATGCCAATTCTTCGCTTTGAACAGTTTGCAGTCAAGAAGACAGAACTAGGTGTTGCACCTGGTCTTCAAATCAACTTCATGCGTTACAACAACCTAGGCTTTGCTTCACCGCTAGTTGAAGGTGTACGTATGCAGACAAACGCGCTTACAGCGCAGCAGTTCTCAATTACTGTAGCTGAGCATGGTTATGCTCTTGCAGTATCAGAACTTCTACTTAACGCATCATTCGATGACGTAATGGCATCAGCCTCACGTCTTCTAGGCCGCAACATGGCTGTGTACCTTGACCAATTGTCACGTGACACACTATATGCAGCTACATCAACAATCTACGGTGAAGACCGCTCATCTCTTTCAGCTGTTAACAACTGGTATGCAGATGGTACAAAGGGCACATCACGTGCTTCAATGACAGGTACTTTCAACCTAACAACTCACACAGTTAAGGATGCAGTTGAGACACTATCAACCAAGAACATCCCTCGCTTAGGTGAGACATATGTTGCATTCGTGCACCCTCACCAGTCACGTAAGCTTCGTGACAATCCAGAGTTCATCGAAGTAACAAAGTACGCAGCTCCAGGAAACTTCATGCTAGGTGAAATCGGTCGTCTATACGACTGCGTATTCATCGAAACAACACAGGTCCTTAAGGTCGCTGGTGGTGCTGGTTCTTCTTACTCAGCAGACACAGCTGTTGCTAACCCAACAGTAACACCTGGTGGAGGATACACAACACCTGCTACATACACAGGTAACGGTGGTTCTGACCGCTATTCAGCTATCTTCATTGGAGATAACGCATTCGGTCACGCAATCTCACTACCAGTTGAACTACGCGATGGCGGTATTCTAGACTTCGGTCGTGAGCACGCACTTGCTTGGTACTCAATCTTCGGTCTTGGTCTAATTACAGACCAGAGCGTAGTAATAGCGGAAACTAATTAACCTATAGTGTGATAAGATTCTCCTAGCAGATAATAAACTGTCTGCTAGGAGGTCTTACACATGAAAAGCTCTTGTCCACAAGGACATAAGTACACAGCAGAAAATTCATACATAGATAAGAACGGATATACGCACTGTAGAGCTTGCCGCTTAGAGCGGATGAGACTTCGCAGGAAAGATATTCCCAGAGTTGGTCGGGGTGTTAATAACTCCTCTAAAACTGAGTGTCCTAAAGGGCACGCCTATGATGAAGAAAACACAATTACATATACAAAGCCTAACGGTAAATCAAGAAGATGCTGCAGAGCATGTGCTAGAACCAATATGGTAGTTCAAAACGTAAAACGTTACGGAATTACCAAATATGATTTTGAAGCACTAATAGACTCCCAGGATTCAAGATGTGCCATATGCAAAGGAAAGTTTTGGGAAGAAGTTTCTTCTCCCCATATTGACCATGACCACTCCTGTTGTGACACACAGATGAAATCATGTGGAAAATGCATACGAGGGCTTCTTTGTAGAGGGTGTAACCAACTTCTTGGTTGCTCCAGAGACAGTATTGAGGTACTAAAAGCCTCAATTAAGTATTTACGGTCAGGTACACTGACCTTTTAACACCGAGTTACTAAATTGGAGAAAAATTAAATGGCAACAAAGTCAAAGCCCGCCGATGTTACAGGACGCAAGCGCGATGCTATGGTCACAGCTAACCTCGAAGAAATGCAAGAAAAAGCTAACTCTATGTCTATGGCTACAGCCGAGGCTAAGATTAAGTTAGAAACAGAAGTAATTGATGCAACTAAGCCAGACCGTCAAACAGTTATTGTAGATGAACCTACAGTAGTAAGTGATGATGCTGAAGTAGTTATTCGAGTTATTGAAGACATTGAAAATATGACTCTTGGCTCAGGAAATAATTACAACTTTAAAGCAGGACAAAAGTACAAAGTTACTAAGCATGTTGCTCAACACCTTCAAGAAAAAGGTTATCTAGCTGGAGTTATCTAAGCTATTTATCGGCGGAGCGGCGGGCCTAGTGCCCGCTGTTTTCGTTATATAGAGATTTTTTTGGCCTTTAGCGCCATCATTAGTTCTACCGTAGTAAGGGAGTTTATGTGGCAGTTCTTTCTGACCTAACATCCCGCGTTCGTTTAGAGCTGGGAGACCAGCCAAAGCAGTTTTCATTGGCTTTTACTGGCGACGGTTCTACCTCAGATTTTCCTTTAGGAATTCACCCTATCGATGTTTATACTCTAGGGGTATACCTTAATGGCAGCCCAGTCGCTTTTCCAACTGGATATACAGTAGAGGCAGATTTAGGTGTTATCCACTTTGTCCATACTCCAGCTGCAAACGCTCCAATTTTAATATCAGGTATTTCATTTAGATATTTTACAGATGATGATATTTGTACATTTGTTAATACAGCGGTAGAGCAACATACTTATAACCGTACAAATGGTTTAGGTAGTCAAATGACAGTTAATCTTATTCCAGCTGTTGAAGAGTATCCAATTGCTATTCTTGCAACTATTGAAGCGCTATGGGCGTTGGCAACAGATGCATCATTTGATATTGATATTAACGCCCCTGATGGAGTTTCTATCCCACGCTCAGAACGCTATCGTCAACTCACACAGACTATTCAAGCGCGATGGGAACAATACCATCAGCTTTGCTCTGCTCTTAATATTGGCCTTTGGCGTATTGAGATGGGTACCCTACGCAGAATTTCTCGTATTACTAATAAACTTGTTCCTGTTTATATGGCACAAGAAATTGATGACTCACGCAGACCAGAGCGCGTTTATATTCAAAATGATTTAAATGGCCGTACGCCGTTTCCTAGTTATGTTGCTGTTCAAGACATAACTTTGTATCAAGGAGATTCATATAGCGAAGAGATTGACTTTCCATTTGATACCACTGGTCTTGTATTTAAGGCGCAAATTCGCACCTATCCAAATGCACCTTCACTTTATGCAACGTTTACTGTTACCACTATCTCTACATCAGAGACTTTAAGTAAAATTCGCCTTTCACTTACTAAAAAAGATACAGAATATATGCCTCCTCGTGCTTTTTGGGATTTACAAGCAACAGACCCAACTGACACAACGTATGAAGCAACATACTTAAGAGGTCAGGTATTTACAACACAGGAGGTAACCCTTGACTAGATGTAGATGTGTGGGTAATCAGCACACATGCGGTATGCAAAACGTTAACGCTCCTGTTGTTTATGTTGGGCAGGGCGGTCCTAAGGGTGTTCAAGGTGTACAAGGTCTTCAAGGCCGCATCGGTACAGGAATTAACATTCTTGGTTCTTATGCCACATACTCTGCTTTAGTAGCTGCTCACCCAACTGGAACTCAAGGGGATGCTTACCTCATAGGTGGCGGAACTTTGTATGTATGGAGCTCAAATACTTGGACTAATGCTGGCAATATCCAAGGAACACAGGGTATCCAAGGTGCTACTGGTACCCAAGGTGTACAGGGAACAAACGGCGGGGGAGTAACTCTTCAACAACTAGCAAACGCTATTGCAGGCGCTGCCCTCGGTTCTACAGATGACCTTGTTGAAGGTACTACAAACAAGTACTTTACAACAGCAAGAGTTGCCTATACTCACACCCAGGGAGTCTCAAGTGCTACCTGGACAATAAATCACAATTTAGGTTTTTATCCTAACCTTACAGTTCAAGATTCCGCTGGTACTATTTATGAAGGCGAAATCGCATACACTAATTCGGACTCACTTACGGTCACCTTTTCATCCGCTTTCTCTGGGAAAGCATATTTATCTTAAAGGAGATAAAATAAATGGCACGTAAGTTTCTAACCCCAATTGATTTAAATAAGCTTGAGCTTCAAAATGCTCGCGTTCAAAATTTAGCCTCGCCACCAGCATCACCCGTTGTTGGTCAAATCTACTTTGACACAGCACTTGGATACCTTCGTTCATGGAATGGTACTGCTTGGATTAACACAAGCACAGGTGCACAAGGTACAACTGGTACTCAAGGCACAACTGGTAGCCAGGGTACAACAGGTTCACAAGGCACAACTGGTACGCAAGGTACAACTGGTACCCAAGGAACAACAGGCTCACAAGGAACAACAGGAACACAGGGAACCACTGGTTCTCAAGGTACTACTGGAACGCAAGGTACAGCAGGTTCGCAGGGTACAACAGGTGCGCAAGGTACTGCAGGTTACATTGGTGCAGACGGAGCGCAAGGTACAACAGGTTCTCAAGGAACAACAGGTAGCCAAGGTACAAC